GGTGGAGGCGTTGGGGAAAGCAGAAGATGCAATAACTTTTGAACTTGGCGGCGAACCCTGCGGATTACAAACCGCGTTAATTGCAGTTAGAGCTGCACTCAAATCAGCAAAGGAGCATGGGCTATGAAACCGGAAGATTTGAGTGCGATGCTCAAAGCAGAAGAAAATTACATGGACACGCTGGCTGAATGTGCATCTGGTAACGCCAGAATTGATTTTTCAGCAGGGTTTAGAAAAGGTCTCGCATACCGTGACGCACAGCCAGCCGTTGCGGTGAATGAGCAGTTGCTTGGCGAGTTAAGGCACATTGCTGAATACTGGAACCGCGACCAAAACGAGCGAGCAATGGCTGATGCACTTTGGCACATTATTCGGGTGGCAGAATCCGCAATTGAACAGGCCGAAGCCGCGAAAGGGGGTGTGTGATGAAAGAAGTTCGTACTTACTACAGCCGGGACGAGGAACTGTTTCAGCACGACGACCTCGACGAGTTGCTGAGAGAAATGGACGACGATGAATGCCTAATCGAAGGTGCAACTTACCTTTCGGCAAATTTCGAGCCGTTGAAAATTGACGACCTGTTCAAAGAATGGGACGTTCATCGCCTCCTTGAAAATATTGACGAGAAAGCATGGGATTTTGTGGGCGGTGATGACGACGTGAATGTTTGCTCCGACATTGGGACGGATAAAGCCAAGGAACTGCACAGCATCATTTTGGATTGGCTCAAAAAGAACGTGAACACTCCAAGGTACTGGTGCGTAATCGCCAACACAATGGAAACGCACACAGTTACGGCGGAGCAAATTGAGAAAGCAAGGGGGCGGGGATGGCTTACATTGACCTAGTGTTGGACAACAACCAGCTGGTTCGCATCGAAGTGCCCGGAAATTTTGAGGCTGAGTGCTACGAAGCCATTGACAACGCGATTAAGCAGCAAGACTCTTGGTCGCCGAATATGTTTGAGGGGTGTCGCGCGACTTTGAATGGACTGATGGTAAGCCGTGTGTACATGAACCGTGTTGTAGGGATGTTGTGATGAACCAAAACGAAATGATGCGCGAGGCTTTACGTCAGTGCCACAAAGCTCTTGTGAATATAAGGCCATTTGTTGATGAGCGAATGATTGAGCAAGTAGTCAACGCAGAGATAAAAGCCAGTCAAGCCCTAAACCATGCTCCCGACACCGGCAAAATGGTGCGGTTGTCGGATGATTCGTTAATCAGCATCTATTTGGCATGTAAAGCGGAGTGGAAAACAGCAAACAAACGTCAGCGTGAAAGAATTGCCATTATGTTTGGTAACGCATTGCAGGACGCAATGATTAAAAAGAACGGAGGATAAAATGACCCGCACAGACTACCTAAACGAAATCAGCCGATTTAAGCACGTTCTAAGCGCCCTAGACGCACAGCACAGGTTAAACGGCCACCAGTACACGCCAAGCGAGATACAGAACGTCAGGCGTGCGCTTACAGTGCTTGAGCAGCTAGTGCAGACTGGTGTGTACGATTTGAAGAAAGTGGCAGGGGTGGTGTGATGGATATTGAATCCGCAAAAAAAGTGAGATCGGCAATCAATGCAGCTATTTTTGTGGTGAAAGAGTCAATCAAAATTGCAAAAAACAAAGACCAGCTTTCATTGTTTATTGACGCAAAAAACACTTTAGAGTCTGCGCTGAAAACTGAATTGACTGCTGTTTTTAAGACTTTGCAGAAAAGCGAAATTAGCCGGTTAAAAACGCGATGCACTATCAGAACCGAGAAAGGACTGGAATTGGATGCTGATAAATTTGCCGTGATGATACAACACAAGCTAATTACAAAAAACAAGGGGATTATTCGTGACTCCTAACCAAACCCTAATCATGCGATTGCTTAAAAAGCAGCGAATGACAGCATTTGATTTGGCCGAAGAATTGCGCATAAGCCATCATTCGGTTAATTACAACCTGCGTTTGTTACGGGCTAGAGGTGAGCATATCCAAATCTGCGCATGGGAAACAACACGAGCTAGGCACAGGCCAGTGTATAGGCTAAATGAGCGATGCTTAAAGGATGTGCCAGAACCAAAGAAGCTGACAGCATCCGAATACTCAGCACGCAGTTACAAGCGGCACAGGGCTAGAACGCTGACCAGGATTAAGCACAAACGAACGGGGGAGAAGTCAACACCGTGGAGCGTAATAATTGACCATTCACGCGCTAATAGTTAAACTTGTGCAAACCAACTAAGTGACAAGCACATGCCCAAGTTTCTATCTGACCTAACGCCGCAAGACTGGTTCAAACTCGCTGGCCTTGCTGTCATGGGCACGTTGCTATATGCAGACGTACACAGCAGCATTGAACAGCAAGTAGAGCACAACAAGCGCCAGGATGAGAAAATCAGCAAGGTAGAAAAAACGATTGCTGAAGCGTTGACCAAGCAAGCAAACACGAATGAGAAAATAGCGGACACCCTGAGTGAGATGAACGGCAGCTTGAAAGCGATTGAGGCCAATTCAGGGCAGATGGATAAGCGAATAGAAAGGATTGAACGCAAGTTGTAAGCGTGCTAAAGTGTAATTGTTGTCTCCTCTCCCTCCGTTGGGACTTAGCCCAGTCTGCATGATGGGCAATTTTTTATAGGTGCACGGTATGAAGCAGAAAGCCAAGGCATATCCAACCATGCCGAAACCTAAACCAAAAACACCAGTACCTATGCCGAAAGACAAAGGGAAGAAGAAAGCGTAAGACCGCCGGAAAGACGGCATCCGAACAACCTGTAAAGGATTCGACATTATGTCAGATGCTATAACCGTCAACGTGCGACTAGCAGGAAGACCAAGAAAGTACGAAACGCCAGAACAACTCGATTGCGCTGTACAGGCGTACTTTGACCATTGCTCAAACCCCGATAATAACGAGCCGATTACATGGACAGGATTGTGTCTATTCCTTGGATTCTATGGCAGGCAAGAGTTAGACAATTACCAAGCTTATGAAGGTTTTTCCGACTCCGTAAAAAGGGCAAAGTCTTTAGTAGAGTTTGCATATGAAAAAAGGCTTGTTTTGGGTGACAAACCGACTGGGCCAATCTTTGCACTAAAGAACTTTGGCTGGAAGGATACGCAACAGACTGAATTGTCTGGGCCAAATGGCGGCAAGATCGAAGTAGATTCAACGCTAACACCTTCCGAAGCCTATCAGCGGCTTATCAATGGCTGAGTTTGATTGGAAACATCCTGATTACGCCCCTATCTGGAAAGAGCGCACAGAGCGCCTAGAACGGATACGGGCGGAACCTGCATTAATCCCCGCACTGAAAGAATTCTACAAAGACAACCCGATCAAGTTTATAACCGATTGGGGTTGTACGTTTGACCCGCGCAATCCTGAAATGGGATTGGAGGCGGTGGTTCCGTTCGTGTTATTCCCCAAGCAAGAAGAATTCGTTGCGTTCGTGTTTGAGCGTTGGCGGGCTAGAGAGGACTGGTTGTGTGAGAAGTCGCGTGATATGGGCCTATCCTGGCTGTGTGTGGCGATTGCCTGCCACTTGCTTATATTCCATAAGGGCACTGTAACTGGCTTTGGTTCTCGCAAAGAAGAATACGTGGATAAGTTGGGCGACCCAAAATCTTTGTTTTGGAAAGCAAGGAAGTATCTGGAACTGCTGCCTAAAGAGTTCCGGCCTAATTATGAAGCGCCACATATGCGCATTGTGAACGCTGACAACGGTTCTAGTATCGTTGGTGAGGCAGGCGATAACATTGGGCGAGGGAATAGAACCTCCGTGTACTTCAAGGATGAATCAGCCTTTTATGAGCGTCCAGAGGCTATTGATGCGGCGCTGTCTCAGACTTCCAACTGTAAGGGCGATGTGTCTACTGTAAACGGTAACGGCAACCCGTTTTATAGAAAGCGTCATTCAGGCAAGGTTAAGGTTTTTACGTTCCATTGGAAGGATGACCCACGCAAGGATGATGCTTGGTATCAGAAGCAGAAAGAATCGTTAGACCCGGTAATTGTTGCGCAAGAGATTGATATTGATTACAACGCATCGACAAGTGATTCGTTTATCAATGGTGACATGGTTCAGCAGGCCATGAGCCGTGGGCCGGGAGAGATTGAAGTTAACGGGCCGTGGGTCGTGGCGATTGATGCGGCTCACTACGGGGATGACGAATCAGTCGTACATTTCAGGCGTGGTCGTTTGAACTTGCCTCAAAAGACGTACAGAAAGATTGATGGGCCTGAACTGGCTGCGAGGGTAGAGGATGAAATTGGCTATCTGTTGGCTATGCCGGGTTCAGCATTAAGCGCCATTGTGATTGAGTTGGATGGGCCGGGCGTTAGCTGCTACGACACATTAAAACGTGGCAAGTATAAGGATTACGTAGTTGGTGTGCACACTGGAGCAAGGGAAAAGGACAGTAAGAACTATAACCTTCGGGCTAAGATGTGGCGTAACGCTGCTGCGTACTTGGAAGAAGGCGGGGTGTGTCTGCACAACGATGCAGAGTTTAAGTCGCAGATTTGTTCGGTTAAGTACCGATATAAAGACGGTCTTTTGTTGATGCAGGACAAGAAAGAGTACAAGAAAGACTATGGCAAATCACCGGACAGGGCTGATGCGTTTGTGCTGACATTTACCGAGCGCGTTAACACCGCATCTGAACCCCTAAAACGCGGCTTGCGCGGCATCATATAGCTGTATAGAATGAGCTGTAATTACACACAGTGAGGCTTTAAATGGCTGGAATTGGCAATTTATTTGCGTTAATCGACCAATTAAAGCGCAATGTCGGGCGTAATTTGCAAGACCCTATGGGCGCAATTGAACTTGGATTGCTTCGCGCAGATGAAGACTTCAAAGAAGACCCTGTAAATGCGGTGCTAGGAAGCGCAAATATAGGTGGCGGTCTGTTGGGTATGACCAAGGCCGCAAAGGGCGCACCAAAGGCTTCTAAGGCCGCAAAGAAGCTAGACCTACCAAAAGCACCACAGGAAGACGCGCTAGAAGCTGCAAGGCGCAATGCTGTAGAAATGCTTGGTTTGCCTGAAAACAATACAGCGATGGATAGAGCGAGGGCGTTGGGCGGGGTTGATGTTTACCACGGAACAAAGCAAGACGCATTTGATTCGTTTCAGCCTGTTTATGGCGACAATTTAACTTTTACGACCCCAGACCCAAATTTTGCAAGTCAGTGGATAGGAAAAGGCGCAAAGCAAAACAGGGTCAATTCAGAGGCAGAAGAAAAAGCCATTTACGATTACTACAAAAAAGAGAAGGCAAAAGTAATCCCACCTTCTGATGATTTATACAACAAAGACCCTGACGCTTGGCGTAGAGAGTTTGATGCTGTAAATCGTCCCGTTATGGATAGGCTTCAAAGAGAGAACGCAATACCTGGTAGGCAGTTTGGAAATGTCTTGCCGTTAAAAGCAATGGTAAAAAACACTTTTGACCCACAAAAAAACTTTGATGACTTAAAAGAGTTTTTTCAGGCTAATCCGTCAATGGCTGATCCATCAATTGCAGATATGTACAAGAGGGGGGATTATATTGTTTATGAAAGCAAGCCGATGGTTGATTATTTGAAATCAAAAGGCTATGACTCAATGATGCTTCGAGAATCTGCTGGTGGGCCTGTAACAACAATGGCTGTGTTTGATCCAAAAAAACTCCGATCCCGCTTCGCAGCCTTTGACCCTGCACGTAGAAACGAAAACAATTTGCTGGCATCGAGACTGCTGCCGTTAGCGTTACCTGGCTTGCTATTCGCAGGCGATGAGGAAGAAGAGTAAATGGCAAAACTAGACGAATCAGACTTGACCGCGATTGTTGCAGGTGAACTGCGAGACGCGATCAACTTTATTGACGAGGAAGTAGGCCCATTACGCGCTGCTGCTACGGATTACTACTTTGGTAGGCCATTAGGCAACGAAGAGGAAGGCCGCTCAAAGTTTATTACGCACGATGTAAGGGACGCTATCAATGCGATGATGCCAAGCATTATGCGCGTGTTCTTCGGCTCCGATCAGATTGTGGAATACACGCCTACTGGGCCGGAAGATGAGGCGTTTGCTCAACAGGCTACTGATTACGCCTACCATGTGCTGAATAATGAGAGCGACTTCTTTAATGTGGCGTATGCGATGTTTAAGGATTCGCTGATTCGCAAATGTGGTATCGCTAAAATCTGGTGGGAAGAGAAGGAAGAAACTACCACTGAGGAATACACGGGGCTTGATGAACAGACAATCGTTCTATTACAGCAGGAAGAAGGCTCCGAGGTAGAGATTACTGGCACCACGTTTGGTGAAGGCTTCCAAGTTGACCCAATGACAGGGCAGCAGGTGCCTATCCAGGTGCCATACTTCGACTGCACGGTGACGAATACGACCAAAAAAGGTCGGGTGCGCGTTATGGCGCTGCCACCGGAAGAGCTGGTTTTATCGCGCCGTGATCGATATGCAGGCGAAACCTTTGTGGCTCACCGCCAATTGATTACAGTCTCAGACTTGGTGGCAATGGGTTATGACCGTGATGAGGTTGAATCGCACGTTACTTCTGATGACTTCTTTAATGAGTCAGAAGAATACATTGCACGCACTCAATACGCCCGGTACGAGAACACCTCAACTCAGATGAACGAATCCATGCGCAAGGTGCTGTATTCCGAGTGCTACATTCGCATTGATGAGGACGGGGACGGTATTGCAGAACTCATGAAAATCTGCATGCTGGGTGAGAACAAGATCATCCACAAAGAGCCTGCTAACTGCAATCCGTTTGCATTTTTCCCATGTGACCCTGAACCGCATCTGTCCGAGATTCAAGCCATATCTAAGGCTGATGATTTGATCGACGTTCAGTTGCTCAAGACCTCAATTTTCCGCAATACGTTGGATTCACTGGCCCAGACTATTAACCCGCGCATGGTGATGGTAGATGGGCAGGCAAACGTCAATGATGTGTTGAACAACGAGGTCGGCGGCATTATCCGCGAAACAGTGGCCGGTGCTGTGCGTCAATTAGGCACTCAAGATACATCGGCGACAGGCTTGCAGATGCTTGGCTATGCGGATGAGATCAAAGAATCCCGCACTGGCATGTCAAAAACTGCGATGGGCTTGGATGCTGATGCTCTGAAGTCCACGGACTCAAAGGCGGCGGGGATGATTATGACCGCATCGCAATCACAACTAGAGCTAACGACCCGTATTCTTGCAAACGGCATGAAGACGCTGTTTAAGAAGCTGTTGCGCCTGATTGTGACGCACCAGGATCAGCCCACAACTATTCGATTGCGCGGCCAGTGGATACCTATTGACCCACGTCAATGGAACGCGCACATGGACGTAAAGATCAATGTTGCACTAGGTACGGGGTCGAACGAGGAAAAGTTCAACATATTGGCAGGTGTAGCGGCAAAGCAGGAGCAAATCTTGCAAACATTTGGCCCTCAAAACCCGATTGTTTCTCTATCCCAGTACAGCAATACGCTATCACGCATGATGCAGCTTGCCGGGTTCCAAAACTCAGACCAGTTTGTAACTAAGCTGCCGGCTGATTTTCAGATGCCACCTCCACCGCCTCAACAAGACCCGAATGCACAGGCTGCCGAACTGCTTGCACAGGTAGAGCGCGAAAAAGCGCAGATGAAAATGCAAGTTGATCAAGCCAAGATGCAAGCGCAGGCGCAGATTGACGCGGCCAAAATTGAACTTGAGCGCGAGAAGTTCCAAGCAGACATGGCAAAGAAGCAGCTTGAGCTTGAAATGCAGGAACAAAAGATTATGGCCGAACTTCGCATGAAAGAGGCTGAAATGGTGCTGAAACAGTTAACACAATTGCGTGGAGGACAGGAAAATGGGATCAATGAAGAAGCCGAAAGGCAAAGCCAAGCCAATGCCCAAGCCCAGCAAGAAGGGTTATTAGCACAGGCCATACAGGCTTTAGGCGGCATGATCGCACAAAGCCAGCAAATGACTAACCAAGCCTTAACAGCGCCTAAGCGTGTCATTCGTGACCAAACAGGGCGTGTTGTGGGTGTTGAAACAGGGGATGCAAATGACGATCAAATTCCACCGTCCGGTCTATGAATTGGGCATTGAATCCGGTGACGTTCGCACAATGGACGCATCCTATGAGCATATGTATGTAAGCCGAAACTGGGCTGAATACTGTACGGACGAGCCAAAAGAGGCGAAGCCAGAACCAACAGAACCTAAACCGAAGAAGGTGAAGAAATGACAGCTATTAATCGATTCACAGCCCTGCCCTCAGCAGCACGCACAGCAAGCGGCACAGCAGATTTAGCAGCCTTCCCGCAAGACTTTGACGAACTGATTTTGTATGTAGATGTAACAGCGGCGGCGGGCACCACGCCTACGCTTGCAGTCACATATCAAATCAGCCCGGATAATATCAATTGGTTTGACCACACGACTGGGGCAACTCTGACCGCAGCAGGTAAGCAGGTTATTCGACTGCCTAACACAACGGCTGGATTCGGACGCATCAGTTACGCAATTGGCGGCACAACTCCGTCATTCACGTTTTCAGTGGTGGCAGAAGGCAAACGCCTGGGGGCTTAATGGACGCAAAAATCCAGATAGCGAACACAACGGACGTTCTTGAAGGAACAAAAGTCACCACATTGGCTGGTGACAATTTGTTTCGTGAAGGCGTGGTGGTATCTGACCCGATTGTGGGTGAGGCGCGTGCTAGGTGTTTAAACACTACGCCTGCAAGCAATGAATACGGCATGAGTGTTCGGCAAGTAGGCTCGGTGGACGTTGGCAACTTCCCTGCTGAGTATCCACTACCTACGGCGCAAGTCACAGCGTTAAAAACCCCGGCGGCAATAGATTCACTAAACGCAGGCCAGTTGTTTATTGGCGGCGCAGTAGTATCTGTCACAAATAACACAGGGGTGTTGCAGTTGCGTAACCCAACGGGGTCGGGAAAAACTATTCTGCTTCAAAAGCTATTCTTGGCTTCACAATCAAACTTAGACGTAAGGTTCAGAAAAAATACGACGGTAAACTCTCCAACCGTTGTCACCCCAGACCCGCTTAATTTTGCCAGTGCTGTTACATCAATTGCGGAAGTAAGGTCAGGCACTACAGGCTCAACAGGCGGCACGGGACTAAGCCCTGTAGCTCGATTATTGGCTAACGTCACAACAGAATTTGAATTTCCTTTGTTGATTCCGGCGGGGCAATCTGTATCCGCACAATTTCAAGCAGGGGCATTAGATACCATTGTGTGTTATGCCACTGCGGTATGGACTGAGATTTAATGCTTGCTGCACTCCTACTTAATCAAAAGGTAAAGGATGCAGGGCCAGCCAAAGAGCGCAAGTATGTAGAGTACGAGCGCAAAGACCGCAGGCAGGAAATGTTCGATGCTGCGGAAAAACTCGACAAGATATTAAATGGCGCTCCAAAGGTCGCCAAGCCTGTTAAGAAGTTAATTGACAAGGCGAAAAGGTATGCAGACAACGGGTTAAGCGTAGAAGATCAAAGTAACTTCTATGCCGAACTTGCTGCTAGGGCGTTTGAAATACGACAAGAAATGGAACGGCGCATTGATAACCAGGTTCAATACTTGGTAGTGCTGGAACAAATCACCGTGTTTCTGACGTATTTAAGAGAAGACGAGGATGACATTCTCGTTTTATTGCTAGGAGGATAACCAATGGATTCAGACCAAGTTATCAAGCGTGGCCGTAGGGCTGAGACGGTTTTAAAAGATGAGCTGCTTGCAGAGGCTTTTGAGGCCATTAAGAAAGATCAACTAGGCGTAATCCAATCAAGTCAGATGGCGGATTCCGAAAAGCGTGAATCAGCCTATTACATGATGAAAGCAATCGAGGCGTTACAAATCAAGCTGAATTCCTTTTTCCAAGACGGTAAGTTTGAGGAACGCAAGATTAAAAACTAATTGATTTTTCCGATAAGGAGCATAAAATGGGCACTGAGAACAGCAATCCGCAAGGAACTGGGTCAATCTCGCTAAATGAAGCAGCAAGTCTGTTGATTTCCCCTGAAGAGGGACAAGAAACCGAGGACGCGCAACAGGATGAAACCGTTGACAATGAAACCGAACAGGACATTGAAGGCGATGGCGATGAATCCGAGTCTGATTTTGAGGATGACGAATCCGAAGATGAAGGCGAATCCGATGAGGATGAAGAGCAGGACGAAGAGAGTGAGCAGCCTCAGACAGTCAAGGTAAAAGTTGACGGTGAAGAAGTTGAGGTGACGCTAGACGAACTGAAATCCGGCTATTCGCGAACAAAGGATTACACCCGCAAAACGCAGGAATTGGCAGAACAAAGAAAGACCTTTGAAGCCGAAGCCACAGCGATACGGGAAGAAAGACAAGTTTATGGGCAACTCTTGAATCAATTGCACCAGCAAATTCAAGCCAGCCAAGGACAAGAACCCGATTGGGATTATCTGCGTCAAACAGACCCGATTGAGTACAGTTTGCAGTGGGCCGAATGGTCTAGAAAGCAGACTCAGCGCCAAGCGATTGAGCAAGAACAGCAGCGGTTACAGCAGGCTCAGATGAACGAGTTAATGCAAACACAGCAGCAGCGTCTAGCAAAAGAGCAGGAAGCCTTAGTAACGGTTCTACCAGACTGGAAGAACGCAGAAGTAAGGCAGAAAGAAAAGGCGCTTGTCATTGAGCAAGGTAAGAAACTGGGCTTTAGTGAGCAAGAACTGAAAAGCGCAACAGACCATCGAGCAATCGTGGCTTTGTTGAAAGCGGCTAAATACGATGCAATGTTGGCGAAAAAGGAAAGCCTGAAGCCAGCACAAAAAGGCAAAGTATTGACCCCGAACGCGAAGCAGGCAATGCCTAGAAGCGAGTCAAAACGCGCAATGGAGCGACTACGGTCAAAATCTGGTGGAACCATGATGGATGCCGTGGAAGCATTAAAAGGTATCTTGTAAAGGAAATTCAATCATGGCAATTATCACAAACACATTTCAAACCTTCCAGGCAAAGGGTATCCGCGAAGAATTGAGCGATGTTATTTCACGCGTGGCGATGGAAGAAACTCCGTTCATGTCCAACATTGGCAAAGAGTCTGCCAGCACTACTTTCCCCGAGTGGCAAACCGACGATTTGGCGGCTGTTGACCTGAACAACGCACAGATCGAAGGCGACGACATTGGCGCATTTGACGCTGTAAACCCAACAGTTCGCTTGGGTAACTACACTCAGATTATGCGCAAGACTGTTGTTATTGCGGATACTGAAGAGATTGTTAACAAAGCAGGCCGCAAGTCAGAAGTTGCTTACCAGATCGTGAAGAAGGGCATTGAGCTTCGCCGTGACGCTGAGGCAATTATGTTGAGCAACCAAGGTGCTGCTGCTGGTTCAACTAGTGCGGCTCGTAAGTTGGGCTCTCTGTTGGCTTTCATCAAGACCAACACAAACTTCGGTTCGACTGGTGCGAACCCTAGTTACACCAACATCCCAACCGCTACCCGTACTGATGGTACGCAGCGTTCATTCACCGAAGCACTGGTGAAGGACGTATTGCAGCAGATTTACCGCAATGGTGGTAAGACTGACTTGCTGATGCTTGGCCCAAAGCAAAAGCAAATCGCCTCAACCTTCGCCGGTATCGCTCAACTGCGTACTGACACCATGAAGAAGCCTGCAACTATCGTGGGTGCTGCTGACGTGTACCTGGGGGACTTTGGCCCCGTGGCCATGACCCCGAACATTTTCCAGCGTGAACGTGATGCGTTGTTCGTAGACACCAACTACGCCAGCGTATGCACACTGCGCCCTTACAAGGTTGTAGACCTTGCAAAGACTGGTGACGCAACTAAAAAGATGCTGATTATGGAAGCAACGCTGAAGGTCAAGAACGAAAAAGCGCACGGGATCGTCGCAGATTTAACCGTTTAAGGGTAGCTAATTAGGGGGCTTCGGCCCCCTTCTCCTAGGTGACACATGAGCAAAGACTTAATTCATTACCACGCGCCAACCAAGACAGCGACATATCTAGGCCAAGATGAAAACGGCAACACGATCGTCCATAAAGAGCAGGATACGACCCAGATTTGGGACGATAACAAGTCTTTGCGCAATATGGTTACATCGCTAGACCGTTACGGTGATGGGGCTACAGTGCTTCGTGCTGTGCCGTTTTGGTTGCTTGAGGATTGGAAGGCTAAAGGCTGGTTTACGAAAGAGTATTTCCACAAGTGCATGGCTGATGAGCGTGCGCAACCCTACAAGGTATTCCGCTAATGGATTTGACCACGTACACAGGCTTGCAAGCTGCAATTGAAACGGAGTTAAACCGCACAGATTTGACTACGGCTATCCCTGCATTTATCGCGCTGATGGAAGCACAGACAGAGCGCCAATTGCGTGTGCGTGAAATGCTGGTGACTAATCCGGCGTTTGTGGTGGATTCAGAGCTTGAGAGTTTGCCTAATGACTTCCTAGAGACACGTTCGTTTTATCTGAACACAAACCCAATTATTCCACTAATGTTTCGCTCCATTGAGAGTCTGGAAATGTTCAAGCGTGCCAATCCTGGTGTTGGCAAGCCTAGCGACTTCACGGTGCTGGGTAGCCAGTTCATGTTCATTAAAGCGCCGGACACAGGTTACACAGCCACGCTGGTGTATTACCAAAAGATTCCGCGCTTGTCAGGCAGTCAGGCTTCTAACTGGCTATTGGCAGCGCATCCCGACATTTATTTCTATGGCTCATTGTTGAACTCAGCCCCATACCTGAAAGAGGATGCACGAATCGCAGTCTGGGCGCAATTGTATCAAAACGCTGTAGAAGCCCTGAAAGTAGCCGATCAACGCGCACAGACCGCATCAAGTGGCCTGAAAGCACAAGCAAGGATGTTTTAAATGCCTAACGTAATTTTGCCAAACCTTGGAATTGAATTGCCCGATATTGGCTCCGATCAAGATACATGGGGCGATATTCTCAACTCTGACTTGCAAACTCTGGACAAGGCTGTTCAATACGATGTAATCAGCAAGACACTTGCGGGTGTTGATGTAACCCTGACAGATGTTGAAGCGGCCAGTTCGGTAATTGACTTATCCGGCACGCTAACAGCTAATGTCAATGTCATTGTTCCTGCTACTCCTGTGCGGCTGTATTTGGTGCGAAACCGAACGAGCGGCGCGTTTACAGTAACGATCAAGACATCAGCGGGAACGGGTACGGCGGTTCAGCAGGGTACAAGTTCGCTTGTGTACTCTGACGGCACAAACATTATTCAAGGCGCAACAAGCGTTAATGGGTCGTTTGCTGTGTCCGGCGCGCTAACAGCAGGCAGCATTAACAGCACACCTATCGGCGCAACCACGCCAAGTACGGGTGCGTTTACCACGCTATCAGCAAGCGGAGCCACTACACTACAAACCGCAAGCGCAACGGACCTATCCTACACCGGCACCCTGACAGGCGGCACGGGTGTGATTAACATTGGTAGTGGGCAGATTTACAAGGATGCTAGTGGGAATGTGGTTCTCGGCGGTACAACTGTATTAGATAAGCTAACGATTAACACAAATACAAACGGCTTTGCTGG